AACTTCAATTGCTTCCTCCCTCATCTCCGTAAGCCACTTCTTCAGCTTGGCCTTGTCTCCTCTACCTGACAGCATTGGATGATCCATGATGCCTGTCAAGGATACACCTAGCAGTGCCTCTTCCTGTGTGTTTAGTTTCCAAATATTTCTGAGATATCGGAAGTTAGTGAGGGTGGCCTGAAGAGTCCCAAGGATAGTTGCAACCCTAACTTTTCGTTTGAGACTTGCGAGTGTATCCTGTGGCCTAACAACAACCTCTGAAAGATTGCAGAACTGGTAGGGTCTGAGGATGATTTCGCTGCATGGATTAGTTCCAAAATCGTAGGTAGCATCTCTTCGTTCATTTTTTGCAGCTTGTTTTTGACTTGCCACTCTGCTAAAGACACCTCGTTCGCCAGATTTAGATTCATATAAGCTAGTCCATTCGTTGAGGAAGGCTTCAAAGTCTGGCTTCTCTGTGTAACACGCTGAGTTATTCGCCAGACCACGCTGGGGTTCATCTATGTACCACTGTCCATGCTTGCATCTCCGGAGCCTGTCGTCCGTTAGGTTGGACAGTGAGATCAGGGCGCTTCTCCTGACTCCTCCGACGACGACGATTTGAGCAATCTTGCAGCAAAGATCGTGGCATTCAATGGAGCTAAGTTTTCGTCCAGATGCTGTCTTAAAGAGTTCAACTGTAAACTTGAAGAGATCAACGAGAGGTTCTGGACCACTTGCACGACCTCCGAAAGTCTTGAGTGCGGCACCTGCAGGTCGTACTCTACTAATGTCCCATTGTGGGACTTGACCTGTATACAACAGTGATACCAGTTCCCTAAACGATTTCGCCCATCCGATCTTTGAATCCGCAACATTAATAACTGTATCGGTTGCATGAAACTCCTCCGCAACTTCCGGTAACTTCTGTATGTACTGACGCTCGACACTGAAGCCTACGCCTGTGCCACACAGAAGCACGTACATGAGTTCGTCAAACGCCTTAGGGTGGTCTATGGGTAGGTAGCTACAGTTAAACCCTGCTACGTTGTCACGCTCCAGTGCGTCTCCTGCAGTCATCAGCGCCCTCATGCTGGGCATTACGTCTAGGTCATGGACTGCCTTGAATATCTCTGATACGTCAAAGTCGTTGAGGTGTCCACGGTCTACCCAAAAGTTGATGTACCTGTTTACTGTTTCTTCCCAAGTCTCCCGACGTTGCTCCTCTGGCAAGTACCTAGCGTACCGTGACTTGTGTATGTACTGTTGATATGCGTCCATCTATTCTGTTACTCCTAGCGTTTCGTTAATGATTGCTTGTGCTGCTAACTGTAGTAGCATGTACACACCATCAGGGTACTGTTCGTTGGACGCTACTTCAAACATCTGACCGTCCTCGTACATTACCACTACCACCTTAGGTTTGTTACCTTCAGTCTCCTGTATCTGAGCCTTAGCTGCAAACGCAGTCAGAAACTCAGCCGTTGTTATCTCCTTTTCTTCTGTCTTTGTCCCAAACTTACCTTCTATAATCTTCACAAGGCAACCTCCTTGATTAACCACTCTAGGTAGACACGAGCCTTCCGTAGATCCTCTACGCCGTTCTTGTACTCGTAACGCCATAGGTACTTCAGACAGTTACCCTTGAGATATCCCTTGTACTCTTGTGGGTGCATAGACGCCTTGATTGCTTCAATGGCCTCAATAGCTCCCTTGTTGTAGTGATCTGGTTGTGCCACAGGGTCATGAATATCCTGAGGGTGGTACAGCTTGCCTGTGAATGTCTTAGCCATCCTGTCCCACTCCTCTGTAGTAATGTCGTCTATGGACCTGCTTTCTTGGCAGTTCTTACGTAGCTTCTCACAGTCTTTTTCAAACTTTGCACAGTCGTCTTCAGTCATGTTCCACTCATTCTGCATATTCTTCCTCTAGCTCCTCTTGAAATTCGTCGAGTCTGCGTATGAGTTTGTCTTCAAATCTATCCAGTAGTTCCTCAGCAGAGATCTGTAGTGCTTCCAGAAGATCGTCAGGGTCGTACAACCGCAACAGACGCTCCTTAATTTCTTCTAGTGTCAGAGACATAATCAACCAACTCCTTAAGTGTATCTATATTATACCATAAAATATTGTGTTTGTCACACCATTCAGCCATAGTAAGTTTGGTACTTTTACTCACTTTCTGATTAGGTTTCATCAGTACAAAGATGAGTTCTTGTGCCTCTGGGAGACACTTAGAGATCGAACGATACTTCTGCGTGTCTCCTGCACGAAAGTATCCTTTGCACTCAATGAGGTACGTCCGTCCTCTGTACTCGTACACAAAGTCTGGTGTGTACTTTCGTTCAATCCTATACGGGACTTGGAACGGTTCGTAACTAAAACCAAATGGTTGTAACTGCTTTGCAACATCTTCTTCAAACCCCGACCTAAATTTACTGTGCTTGGATTTCCGTGACCTTCGGCTCATTGAACACCTCTGTTAAATATCTTGGACCACTTGAGTACAGGAATGTTCTTACTTCGGGCCAGCATGTAAACTTGTAGGGACAGTAAGAACAACCAACGGCTAACTTTTGATTTCCACTTTTGCCGTCTGGTACGGTCTTGTGACAAACTTCGGGCCACTCTGGTTGATCTACTAGCTTTTTTATGTGGTCTATGCGCTCCTCTATGTCGTAGCTTATCTTGTCGTACACCGGAGCCTGCGTGTCTGCAGAGTCGTACATGAGGTACGTCAGGTGTCCGTTCTGTTTGTCCATCGCTAACCAACCAAACGATGTTTCACCTTCGGAGTGTGCGTACCCTTTAATTTGAGCAACGTACCCAAACGGGTCATCATAAGCCAAACTTCCGTCTTTGAATTTTTTAAACCCAAAAGTGGAAGTGCTTTTAACATCAGTGACAACACCATCAATTTTGCAGTCCATATGACCGATAATGCCCGAAACTTCACACTGTTTTTGTTCATCAGTCACCTCGTGTCCTGATATTTTGGTTAAGAATAAAAGCATCTCTTCAATCAGATGCCCGTACATAAACTTGACATGCGTGTTGGGCGTCATCTCCTCTTGCACATCAGAGTTATTCACCACGTTCCAAAGATACCTGTCGTCGCGCCCGATGTTAGACATTCGTAGCTTGCGTCCGTCACGTTGCTCTGTGAACAGCTTGGTCATCAGGCGTTTGCAGCCTTCGCCAAAGTTTTCTATCTCTTCGTAGAGGTCTACGTCCTCTGGCACTTCCTTGGAAGCAACCACGGCGTAGATGTCGTCTACCAGTGAGTAAATACTTTTCATTTATGTTGCTCCATTAGTTCAGCAATAGAGTCTCTGGCTTGCTCTGGTGTGCAGTTGAACCACTCACCCTTACGACCATACGTTTTCTCTAGCAGACTGTGTGCCTCTGACTCAGCAGAGCGTCGGTCAACCACAGACCAGCAGGTAAACAATGCGTAGTCCCTGAACGGTGACGACGTTTGGTATCCGTTGAGTCTGTCCTCTGAGTCTACAGCCATGCCTACCTTGACCCACTCAGGGAAGTTAGGGTTGGTTATGATGTACACCTGTCCCTCACGACTCAGTTCGTACTTCGCTAGACTGTCAAAAGCTGCGTCAGTAAACGTCTTGTATCTTCCTGGTTTGTGCAACGGGTGTGTACTAGGTATGTACTTACCGTTAACCCACATTCTTTTGTTGTTCTTCCTGTGTTGGGCAGAGGCACGATATCTTCCACCTTTAAAACCAGTGTACCACCATTCACCTTCTTCAAACACGTAGCTATTAGGCTCTCTAACCACGTAAGGTGGTGTTTTATCGTTTGTTTCCATATCAGTGTGTCTCCGACCACGTTTGTCCGACCTTGTATTCTCCGTCGAGAGGACACCTGAGGTCAAATGAAAGACCAGCCGCCTTGATGCACTCGACTGCAAGCCACCCGTACTTCTCTGCTTGTTCTGTAACCACCTCCGATTGTATCTCGTCATGCACGTTCCCTATGAATTTGTAGTCAATCTTGTGTTGCGTTGCGTAGTGATCTAAGTGTACGAGGGCCTTCTTCATAACGATAGCACCTGCTGCCTGTAGTAAGGTATTCAGTGCACTATGTTCTGACCTGACCCAAAGTTTTCGTCCGTCGAGCCCAACGAGGTGACCTTTCCTAGACGCTTCTCCAACTCGTTCTCGTAGAGCTTCAAGAGAAGGTGTGTTTCGTAGAAAGCGCCTCCTAAGTTTACTGCCATCTCCTGCAGTTCCTCCGACGATGCTTCCAATCTTTGCGTCTCCCGCTCCGTAGAGGAAAGCATAGATGAAAGTCTTTGCCTGAGGTCTAGTTGCAAGTCCTGCAGCAACTTGATTTCTGGTGTGAATGTCTTCTCTAAGTAGGACATTAGTAAACTCCTCGTCTCCCATGTAGTGAGCCAACATACGTAGCTCTAGTCCACTAGCGTCAACACCCACTAGCCTGCGTCCCTCTGGTACAATCCAGCAGTCACGGCACTCCTTGCCAAACTGTGAGTTAACTGAAGGAACCTGTGCCATGTTTGGGGTCTGGTGCGTCATTCGTCCGGTAACTGCACCGTTTGTTGTAACCCTACCGTGTACTCTGCCGTCGTCCTTAACGTGTTCTATCCAAGAGGAGACTTGAGCGTAGCGCTTCTGTAACAACAGGTACTCTAAGACCTGCACAGCCTCCGGTATATGTTTGTTCTCTTCAAGGGTCTTCTCGTCCACCTGCGGCCTACCGGACGGCGTGAGTTCCGACCATACAGCACCCTTAGCTTCAAGTCGTTCAGCCACCTGTTGCCGCGAGCCCGGATTGAAGACCGTAACCTTATCCTTAAGGCGCTTGCCTGTCTTCTCAGACCACCTTTCCTCAACAATCGGTGGGAACACCCTCTGGAGTTCTTCCTCAATAGCATACATACTCTCCTTGAACCTAGCGCACAGCGTGTGGCACAGTCGCTGATCCAGCAGCCACCCGTTGTTCACCTGTCCCTGTATGATCCACTGCACCTCGTGCTCTAGGTCTTGTGAAGCCCTTGAGAAACCGTCGAGTTCCACACGCAGTCTCTTGTACACCGCCTCAGTCAACTCTACGTCACGTATGCAGTAGTCGATCATGGCAGGAGTCAACCTAGTCCAGTCCTCGTAGTCACCCTTGGCGTAGCCTAAGATGTTTCCCCAGTTACGTAGAGAGTGTCCACCAGACCTGCTAGGGTCAGCAAGCCTAGAGAGGACTAGAGTGTCAGTGACCATACTCCTGTCAAAAGTAAAGTTCCAAAGACGCTCAACCACAGGAACATCAAAGCCAATTCCGTTGTGGAATATAAAGTTAACCGGCGCTTTGCGAGCCACGTAATCCTTGAAATCTTGCTCATTGCATATTACCTCGCTTTCTCCGTTGTGTAGACAGACAGCACACCAGATTACACTAGGGTCTAGTCCGTCAGTTTCTATGTCACAGTAGACGATGTTCAAAACTCAGTCTCCGGTGGCGTAGGGTTAGCACACTCGTGGATACGTCCGGTAAACTTGTCGTACCGTAGCCAACATGCGGGTCCAGTTTCACCAGAGTACCTGTTCTTCAGGATACGAACAGTGGTTGTATTACGTGTGTCTTCGTCCTCATGCTGCTGGTCACGTTCCATACCTATGACAATATCAGATAGCTGTGCGATACTCTGGCTACCTCTGAGATCCTGTAGACTGATGCGTCCACCGTCCTCGTGTGCTGTACCAGAGCTACGACGTAGGTGCGACACCAGGAACAAAGTAATTCCTGTCTCTGCCACCAGTGTACGTAGCTTTGTCATAATCTCATCAATAGCCTTCCGCTCATCTCCGTTTTCCTGAGAAGAAACGACGATTGATAGGTGGTCGAGGATGATGTACTTACAGTCGCAAGCCTTTGCCATGTGCCTGACTCTTGAAAGTAACTCGTCTGCCGAGGCTGAACCCCAGTGGTCGAAAAGGTAGTAACGCCCTGATCCCATTGTTGATTCCCAGTGCGGTCTAAGGTCATCGACAGGTGAATCCTCTTCCAGATGTAATCGTCGAGATGATGCCACCGACATGATTCCCAGTGCTGTTGTTGCAACGTCCTCCTCCAGTGCAAGTACACCAATGTTGGATGAAGTTCTCTGCAGCAGGTCGTACTCAAGTTCTCGTATGAATTGAGATTTTCCCATACCACTTCCGCTGGTGATAGTGACCAACTCGTAGGGTCTGTGTCCTCTTGTGATTTCATTTAGTCCGTCCCACGGGTAAGGTATACTCTTTACTTGACGCTTGGCTACTAACTTTTCCCATGTCTCGTTACCTGCTATGATGCCGTCAGGACGATACACAGGTGAATCCCACCAAGACTGTGTAAATTCCTGGACTCTGTTAGCCATCAGCATTTCACTGGCGTCCTTCAGAGGTAGGTTGCATATCTTCAGCTTGTTAGGGCTAAACAGATCCTTAATCTGTTCTACTGCTAACTCTCCTGCCTTGTCTTGGTCAAAGCAGATGACTACGTTATCGTACCCTTCAAGCCACTCTAGCTGTGACTTGATCTCCTTTGATGCGCTAGACGCACCAGACCTGAGGGACACTACGTCGTACTTCTGTCCGAACATCTCGTAGACAGCCATAGCGTCCAGTTCACCTTCAGTGATCGTGACGTACTTACCTCTGCCACGGCACTGCTTCTGACCAAATAGACCTGCGTTAGTCATCGTACCTGACGACAGGAAGTCTTTGGTCTTGACTACGCGAGACTTGGCAGCAATTAGCTCACCAGTGTCTACGTCGTAGTACGGGTAGTAGTGCCTAGCTATCTTACCGTTAGCATCGTACTCCACCGTGACCTGATAGTGCCTAGTGGTCTTGGCAGACAAACGCCTGTCGGTAATCTCAGCTACCACACCGCCCATGTTTAGGTTGCTAGGTGTTGACACTTCAGTTTCATCTCCTGTTTCACCGTTTACGTGATAGTCACAGCCGGTAGAAAAACAGTGGCGACCACCGTTAGAGTAGACCGCCACATTGTTCCTACTGCCGCACTTGGGACATTCCTCGTGGTGTAGGAATTTAGACTCCATCAGAAATCGACAGCTTCTTCTGACACCTCTGCTAACTCCAGTACCTTGACAGCTTCCAGATACACCGGAGTACCGTGTACTGGGTGTGCTGGGCCTGTCTTGTACTTCAGACGCACACGAGAGTTGTACGGTACTTCACCCTCGTAACGATCACCTTCAGCAGTGTACATACCGATGTCGTACTTGGACTTAAACTTGCGTTGCTTGTTGCCCTCGTACTCTTTGATCTTTACACCCTGTGCAGACAGTGTAGCCGCATCGTCCTCTGACATGGTGATGGTCAGGCTGAACGTGCCAGTGTCCTGCCCGTTGTATACGTCGTGTTTGGTGACGTTTGAGAAGTTCACCGTTCCTTCAATTACTTGACTTGACATATGAGATAATCCTCGTTGTTGAAAAAGAGTTCCCAGAGGAACACCTATAGTATCTCACGTTCAGGGTCTTGAGTCAAACCATTTTTACGTGATTGGTACTTTTTGGCATCTTTCTTTTTGTCCCTGTGTGCACCTCCTTTGTTGTGATCGTGTTTGGCTACAGGATTCCAGCGCCTAACTTTAGTAGTCTTATGTCCTCCTGTAGTAGTATTCATTAGTATATATCCTTTAGTTTAATTCTTTAGTTTATACACTTCAGTAATCTTTAGTAATACTTAAGTATATATTATCATAGTTTTCCTGTAATGTCAAGATATCATCCTGTGTAATATTACCGTCATTATCTATTGACTCCATGTTCTCTAGTTCCCAGTGTGCAGCAATAGATGCTGTCAAACATTCTGTACACATGTCGTAGTGTACTCCCTTAGCGTCTTTCTTAAGTGTCTCTATGTCATCTAAGATAACATTACATGCTTTACATCTCATCTGGATATCCCCCGAATACTTGGTTGTATGCCTTGACTAGCTCGTTGTAGCTCATGTCTCTGTACTTCTGACGTAACACAGTACGTGCTATGTTTAGTGTCTCAGCAAAGCCAATGAAGCCTAGCTCGTACTCTGAGATATCCTGGATCATCTGTTCCTGCGATAAGTCTGGTTCTTTGTAGTCATCCATTTATACTGCCTCCTGTCCGTACCATTTCATAGGGATGCCTCTAGCGTCCCAATCGTCTGCCTTGTAGTTGTAGTATACCTGATAGCCCTGTACAGCGTCAACCCTCTTACACTCGTCTGGCATACACTGTGGTGGGTCTACAAAGGGTGTAACATCGCTCTCAAGGGCCGTAGGAAGCCCACAGAGGGTTTCTAAGTGATTAGCAATAGTCTTGTGTACCTTTTGATAACGTCGCTCATACTCGCAACCAAGGGCTCTCAGGTGGTGCCACGTCCACACGTATGCGTTAGCACTAGAGCGTACCCAGACAGCACTAGGGTGATTTTTGTGTGTACTTTTGTACGCCACCTGTTCCCCATCTAGCTCGTTGTGTGCTGTAGACAGTAGCTGTGCTGTCTCTAGTATCATTTTGACTACGTGACGATCACACTGTAGCCTAGCGGCTTCGTGTGGATCACGTGACAGGTAAAATATGTTCATAACTCTGTTCCCCATTCATCCGGTGAATACTTGTAAAACTTGTTCATCTGGTCCTCGTACGTGCAATTGTCGCATAGGCCCGTGTCTGTGTCTACACTATCGACAATCTCGTGGCAACCGTCGCAGACGTGTGTGTACTCTATGTAATCCACACGCTTGTATGGTCCTGTACTATCGTGCCAGTGGCTGTAATCGTTTAGTACGTCGTTCTCGCTCATTGTTCTACTCCATAAAAGTTTGAAAGGTAAAGCGCATTAGCAAATCCCCGTGGGGTAAGACTGCGAATGTACTTTGTACGTGCTGATTTACCACCCAGCTTAACGTGACCAGGATTATCGTGCTGCAACGCTGGTAACCCTGATTTCTGGGGTAGTGTAAACCCGTTGCCTGTCCACAAGCAAGTCTTTTTGTTGTACAAATCTTTCTCTGGTATCACGTCTGGAAACTCTGGGTGTGGACCGTCTGGGCAGTAGTTCGCAAAGTCACACGGGTGAAACGTGAAATCAGGTTTACGCCACAGGGTCGCTAGAACGCTCACAGGGTTCTCTACTGCGTAAGGTACTCCCCATTGCTCCGCTAGTCTCGCCATGCGTACAGCCCTGTTCTGAAACTCTGTATCTGCCTGTCGCTTACGCTCAAAGTGAGCCGCACCCGACACAGCGAGATCAGTGCACGGGGCAAACGAAATGACAACGCTAGGCGAACGAAAGCTAAGGGCAGACAGTTCTGCATCCACTGCTTGCTTGGCGTCGTCCCTGCTTAGGTCAATGTTCAGACGCATGAACCCGTGCCCGTGCGTCTGCATGAGATGGTGGCCGGAGTGGTCTGTGTCGCTGTAGTCCACAGTCACCACGTTGAAGTCGCTGTTACGCAACCACGGGAGCAATGCGTACTCGCTGTGATTGAACAGAAACAAAACTGTCGGTTTCATCTGTGTTTGATCTCCTCGCTAAATATAAGCCAACCGGCTATCACAAGACAACCGAAACCCCACAACCATACTACATCAGTCTCGCACATGCTAGTACCCTCCAGTCAATATTATGCTTAAGTCTTGATCGTCTGCCTCAAATGTTAACCCCATCACCACTAGCCTGTAAATGCCAGCGTAAAACGCATCATCTGTCTTGTAACATATTACCATTAGTCAAATCCCCATATCCACAGTGTTGTTGGTTGTTTTAGCAGTGAACCCAGAGCGTACCCTAGGCTCACCACTAACGCAACCCCCTATTTGTCAGTGATTGAAATGTTTACCTTGCGCTGTGGCTTGCGTACGCTGAC